GAACTGCAATAGAAATAGCAGAAGAAGAAGCTATTAACACAATATTCGAAGAAAACCATTATCAAGACATCAGAAAAAGATTAGATTATGATTTAACTGTTTTAGGTATTTCAATTGCAAAACATGAATTCTTACCGGGTGCAGGAGTCGAAGTTAAATATGTAGACCCTGTAAATGTTGTATATAGCTATACTGAAGACCCGCATTTTAAAGATTGCTTTTATTGGGGAGAAGTTAAAACTTTACCCATAACTGAATTGTTAAAAATTAATCCTTCCTTAACAAAAGAAGATTTAGAAGAAATATCTAAATATAGTCAAACGTGGTATGATTATTATAATGTAAATCAGTTTTATCAAAATGATATTTTTTACAGAGACACCACTACGTTGTTGTATTTTAATTATAAAACAACAAAAAAAATGGTCTACAAGAAAAAAATATTAGAAACCGGTGGAAGTAAAGTTATTGAAAAAGATGACCAATTCAATCCACCTGTAGAAATGATGGAGGAAGGAAGGTTTGAAAAGTTTGAAAAAACCATAGATGTTTGGTATGAAGGAATTATGGTTATGGGTACTAATATAATTCTTAAGTGGGAATTAGCTAAAAATATGGTAAGACCAAAATCAGCTAACCAACATGCATTACCTAATTATGTCGCAGTTGCACCTCGTATGTATAAAGGAGTTGTAGAGTCTTTGGTAAGAAGAATGATACCTTTCGCAGACTTGATACAACTAACACATTTAAAACTACAACAAGTAATTGCTCGTACTGTTCCTGATGGTGTTTATATAGATGCTGATGGATTAAATGAAGTTGATTTAGGAACAGGTAATGCATATAATCCTGAAGATGCATTAAGATTATATTTTCAAACAGGTTCTGTTATTGGTAGAAGCTATACACAAGATGGAGACTTTAATCAAGGTAAAGTTCCAATTCAACAGTTAAATTCAAATTCAGGAATGGGTAAAACTCAAATGCTTATAGCTAATTATAATCATTATCTTAATATGATTAGAACTGTAACAGGATTAAATGAAGCAAGAGATGGAAGCACACCTGACCCCAACTCATTAGTAGGTTTGCAAAAACTTGCTGCTTTGAATTCAAATACTGCCACGCGACACATATTACAAGGCAGTTTATATTTGTTTAGAAGTTTAGCTGAAGCACTTACTTATCGAATTGCGGATATATTAGAATATGCTGATTTTAAAGATGACTTTGCAAATAAAATAGGTAAATATAATGTGGGGATATTAAACGATATTTCTGATTTATATATTTATGACTTTGGTGTGTTTATTGAAGTCGCGCCTGACGAAGAAGAAAAAGCAAAACTTGAAGCTAACATTCAAATGGCTTTATCAAAGAACGATATAAACTTAGAAGACGCTATTGATATACGAGAAATCAAAAATATCAAAATGGCTAATCAATTGTTAAAAGTAAAACGTAAGGCAAAACAAGAACAAACTAATCAACAAAATCTTCAAAAACAAGCGTTGGTTGCACGACAAAACCTTCAAAGTCAAGAGATTGCAGCAAGGTTAGCATTATCTAAAACAAATGCAGAAACTGAAGGGAAAATAAAACTCAAACAAGCAGAGATAGCTTTTGAAATTGAAAAAATGAACAATGAAGCTAAATTGAAATCTCAATTGATGGCTGAAGAATTTAACTACAATCAACAACTAAGAGATATGTCAGAAAATGCATTACAACAAAGAGAAACACAAAGAGAAGATGCAAAAGCAAAACGTATATCGCAACAAAACACACAACAATCAAAACTAATCAATCAAAGAAAAAATAACTTACCACCTCAGATATTCGAATCTAACGAGGATAGTTTAGACGGGTTTGACTTGGCTGAATTCTCTCCAAGATAACTGAATAAAATGAAACAATTTATTTATTAACTTTGTAAAAAATCTAATCTAATGGAAATAAAAGTAAAAGAAATTTCTTCTACAAATAAATCTGTAGCTGAAATTGAAGAAAAATTATTAAAGGATGCCGAATCTAAAAATGAGGCAGCTAACGTGGCAGGAGTGGAAACAAGCAATGAGAGTTCCACCACCACACCGCAGCAAGAAAGTGTACAGTCGGAAGACCAAGCACCAAAAGAATCAACTCCCTCCTCTGAGTTAAAAGAGGAAGATGTTCTTTCATATATTAAAGACAGATATAAAAAAGAATTTACATCTGTAGAGCAACTGTTTGACCAAAAAAATGATAATGAAGAGTTGCCTGAAGATGTTAAAGGATATTTTGAATATAAAAAGAAAACCGGAAGAGGAATCGAAGATTACGTAAAACTAAACCGAGATTTTTCTTCTATGGATGAAGACCAACTTTTATCTGAATATTTACTTGCGTCAGGCGATGCTTTAGATTCAGAAGATGTAGAAGTTCTTATGGATGAATACATTTATGATGAAGAGATTGACGAGCAATCAGATATAAAGAAAAAAAAGTTGGCAAAGAAAAAAGCTATAGTCAAAGCTAAAAAATTCTTTGAAACTCAAAAAGAAATGTACAAAGAACCTGTTGAGTCAACAGGACAATTAAGTGCAGAAGAGCAAAAAGAATTTGATGGTTATAAAGACTTTGTAGCCAATGCTAAAAGCAATGAACAGGAATTAAAAAGAAAAAGAGCGTGGTTTGTAGATAAAACCAACGAAGTATTCACAGATTTCAAAGGTTTTGATTTCAAAATTGGAGATACTAATTTTACTTATACTCCCGGTGAAGGCAGCAAATTAAAAGAAATTCAATCTGATTCAACATCTTTTATAAAGCAATTTATGGATAGTGAATCAGGTTTACTTAAAGATGCCGTTGGATACCACAGAGCGTTAGCAATTGCAATGAACCCTGAAAAGTTTGCTACCTTTTTCTATGAACAAGGTAAATCAGACGCGACAGAAGATGTAACGAAGAAAATAAAAAATGTTAGTATGAGTACTCGTCAAGCACCTGAAGTCGGAACAATAAAAGGGGGAATGCAAATAAAATCTCTATCTACCCCGAGTAGCAGAGGTTTAAGAATTAAAAGTAAAAAAAAGTAATAATTTAAAAATTAAAGAAAATGGCAGGAACGTTTACAGGAGCCGGTTTCGACTTGGTTCCATCGGCACAACAAGTGCCGTTAAGTACAAACTATATTACCAACTTTGATTTCTTGAATCAGTATCTTCCTGATACATATGAAAAAGAATTTGAAAGATATGGTAATAGAACTATCAGCGCATTTTTAAGATTAGTAGGAGCAGAAATGCCTTCTAACTCTGACCTTATTAAATGGGCTGAACAAGGTAGGTTACACATTAAGTACACAAATGTGTCTTTACAAGGTGCAGGTGCTGCACCCGGTGATTTAACTGCAATATTACAGGTAGATGATAATCCACTACCTTTAGATGCTGCAGGTAATCCATTAGACACAACCGCAGGTACTCCTTATAACGCAACAAATGGTATTGCTATCCGTGAAGGACAAACCGTTGTAGTTATAGATAATGCAGGTGGTGGTGAAAACAAAGGTGTTGTAACTGATGTAGATTTAGCTAATAAACAATTTACTGTAGCATTCTATGAAGCAGCAGGTTTAGCAGCAGCAGGTCCTTATACTGTATTTATTTATGGTTCAGAATTCAAAAAAGGAACAATAGGAATGGAAGGTTCATTAGAATCAGATGACTATATCTTTGAGAATTCACCGATAATCATTAAAGATAAATACCAAGTATCAGGTTCTGATATGGCTCAAATCGGTTGGATAGAAGTTACATCAGAGAATGGTGCAACAGGTTATTTATGGTATATGAAATCTGAGCATGAAACAAGGCTAAGATTCGATGACTATTTAGAAACTGCAATGGTAGAAGCAGTACCGGCTGAAGCAGGTTCAGGTGCTTCTAACGAAGGAGCAGGAGCAGGTCTTAACCCAACATTTGGTAACAAAGGTTCTGAAGGTATATTTTATACTGTTCAAAACAGAGGTAACCTATGGACAGGTGGAGTGCCTGAAACATTAGCTGATTTTGATACAATTATTGGTAGATTAGACTCTCAAGGTGCAATCGAAGAAAATGTTATTTTCCTTGACAGACAATTTGGGTTTGCTATTGATGATTTCTTAGCAGGATTGAATGGACTTAATAACCCTGCAGTAGCCGGAGTTACAAGTCAAGGAGCATCATTTGGTTTATTTGATAATGATGTTGAAATGGCTTTAAACTTAGGTTTTACAGGGTTCCGCAGAGGATATGATTTTTATAAGAGTGATTGGAAATACTTGAACGACCCAACAATGCGTGGGGATAACCCAACAGGTGCAGGTTCAGGTCAAATCAATGGACTCTTAGTCCCTGCAGGTTCTACAAGTGTTTATGACCAAATTTTAGGTAAAAACGCTAAAAGACCATTCTTACACGTTAGATATAGAGCTTCAGAAACTGAAGATAGAAAATATAAAACGTGGATTACAGGTTCTGCAGGTGGTGCTGCTACTACATCTTTGGATGCAATGGAAGTACACTACTTATCAGAAAGATGTGTATGTGTTTTAGGAGCGAACAATTTTGTATTGTTTGAAGACTAATATTTAATATAAAGCTTAGTGTGTCTTCAAAGACACACTTTGCTTTTTTTAAGAATTAAATTAAATTAAAATGAAATTAGAAAGTAAAAATAGAGTTTATAAACTCACAGGAAACAGGACTCCTTTATCCTGTATAATCCCCTCAAGAAACAGTAAAAGTACTCCCCTATTATATTTTGATGAAGAAAAAGGGTATAACAGAGCATTACGTTATGCAAGAAATGCTCAGTCACCTTTTGAGGATGAACAAAAAGGACAAGTAATTTTAGAACCTATTATATTTGATAATGGCATGTTAAGTGTGCCGAAAAATAATCCGGTTCTTCAGCAGTTTTTACATTACCATCCTTTAAATGGTAAAAAATTTGTTGAAGTCAATTTAGAAAGTGACGCTTCAGCTCAAGTTGATATAATCCAACAAGAAGTTGATGCGCTAATTGAAGTGTCTAACATGTCAGTTGAACAACTTGAACAAATAGGTAGAGTGATATTAACGCGAGATGTTAACTTAATGTCAACATCGGAAATGAAGCGAGATATATTAGTGTTTGCACGAAGAAACCCTTCTGCATTTTTATCTGCTATAAGTAATCCATTAGTTAAGTTGATGTCAACCGTTCAAAAGTTTTTTGATGATAAAGTATTGGCTTTTAGAAATAAAGGTAATTAAGTTTATTTTAACTTAGATGGTAATAAAAAACGTATGGCAGTTATACCTTATGGTGTAGACCCAATTGAATACATCGCGGAATGGTTTCAAACTGACGATGGTGTAGAAGTTTTAAAGTTTTTGGAAAAAGCAAAATAATTTTTTAATTTCGCAATAAGAATTATCATATATATAAGTTTTTGGTTAAAGAAGAAGAGCGATTAAACTCGCTCTTTTT